CAGAGTATGCGACAATCCCTTCATTCAAGATGACGATGAGTTGTATGATGACATCATCTCTCTATCTGGTCACCTTGAAGGTGCATTCTACACACAATCAAATTAGGAGTTCCCATGAGAAAGATTGAAGCACAAATGAACGCAGCGATTGCAGGTCAGCGTAACTGGTCTAAAGACAACACCCGTGTTGAGGTTGACAAGCATGGGGACACATACGTTTACTTGCACGGTCACAACATCGCTAGGATCGCAAACAATGGGGACATGCAATTGTCATCATGTGGATGGGAGACTGTCACCACTAAATCTAGGTTGAACGCAATCCTTGACTGCTTTGTACATAACATCAGCATCTATCAGCGTGACTGGCAGTGGTACATCTCAGGTAGGGACTTCACAGAACCATTTTTTGATGGATATCAGATCCTAAGATAAGGTCCTTTCCCATAAACTCAGAAAGTCAGTTTTTTGACTTTTTGAGTTTTTTTGTTTTTTGTAATATTTGAATTAATGAATAAAACACAAATACCAACTTCTACAAATAATGAACTGCTGCCTTGGTTTATTTTTGTTATGATCCGAAAGGTGCTGAGGATGCATTATAATCGTAATGTTAAGAATTGACAACAATTACGATTTATTGTATAATTAGTAGTAGCATCTGTTACAGTTATGTTCAACTTCCAACAAGAGATAGAGGATCAGCTTAGAGAGATAAGAGAACAGTATGGAGATGAGGTCCTGAAAGAATATCTGGATCAGGACTATTACGATGGTGAGTACTGTAATCCTCCACTATACCGCTGATCCAGATTATCGGATCAGCTGATGTGCCGATATTAATACTGTCTACTCGTGGTTGATATCTATCGGGTCTATGGTAATATAAAGTATAACAAGATTTCCAATTTATGCCACAACACACTGATTCAAGATTTGATGCACTTTTAGAGATGTATGCATCAACAGAGGTAGACAGAATGGACTCATGTGACATGCTGCGTCAGTACGCATATGAATGTCTTATTGAACATTTTAGGGACATGACTGAACAAGAATTAATTGAACATGTCGCCGACGAGGGTGACGAAGAGTTTGTTGAATGTGTTTACGGTTCCTACCCACCACGGGACATTGAGGGACAGTACTCTTTAAAGAAAGGAGAGTCCATTGTATTATAATGTTACCGACATCCAGTTTGATTTTAATGACGACTTAGATCCAATTTACAGTATACCCGAATCGGATCAAGAACTGATCATACGGGAACACATAGGAGTCTGGGAAGCAGATGACGAGGACGACCTCGTTGAAGAGATTACATGCAATGCGGGTTGGTGTATCCTATCACTGGATTACGAGATCCAGTTGAAATAGTGGCACACTACCACGTGTGAAGTTGTAGTGTCTTGCTATAATATAACTATACACAGATTTCCAAACTATGCCAAATCATTGTTACAACAGAGTACACGTGTACTCACAGAAACCAGAGGTGATCAAAGAGATACATGACATCTTTGAGACTGGTACGAACCCTTACGTAGATAAAACAGTATTCGGACAAATCATACCCGAACCAGATTGGAAGAACACACCACTTGCAGAGGAAGACGTACAAGAGTATGGTTGGTCAAAGAAAAGAGGTGAAGCAGGTGAACTTCCAGTAGTCAAAGATAAAGGATTTGGCGAAGGACTCTATTTTGAGTCAACAGACGTGAATGATGACAGATGGTACAACTGGAGAGTCGCCAACTGGGGTACTAAGTGGGATTGCTACGATCTCACCATTGAGGAAGATGAACAAGAACTGAATTTACAGTTTAACACAGCATGGTCACCACCAGAGGAGATATGTCATGCACTCAAAGAAAAATTTGAAGATGCAGACATACAATGGTTTTATGATGAACCAGGAATGGAGTTCGCAGGTTACCTATAATGGCAGTCTGGAACGAACCCAACCCCTATACAGAGTACAACGACCTTATTAAAAAATCTATGACTTTCCAGTATCAACTTGAAGACCTTACACTAGATGACATACGCAGTTCATCTACTAACTACCTACGCAGCTGCCTTAAAGAGGACATAGCACCAGAGATGTCTGACATGATAGACAAAGAGTTGTATGTCAGAGAACAGCGTAGACCGATAGTGTGACAATAATATTAGTGGCACAGCATGTATTGTATTGTTGTGCCATTATGTTATTATAATAATGTAAACACAGATTTCCAAACTATGAGTACTTTACACCACGAGGACATTTTAGAGGATTGTTACCTAGAAGTCCTAGAAGAGTTCAGAACAGATTGTCTATTCATGACTCAAGACCAGATAGACGCACTCGTTTATGAGAAGTTTGAAGCGAGGTGTCAGTAATGGCATATTTTAATGTAATCGGGTTCCTTGAAGACGAGGAACTCTACAAGATTTGGGACATATGTGCAGAAGCACTAGAACGCAAGGGATGGGATTGCGATAATGCAGAATTGTCCATCCGAGCATATGACGACAACTTGAGACAAAATGTTGACTCAGACACGGTATGCGAACCCGAACCCTGTGGAACTGAACACCCTTATTATTACGAATTCTAATGACAGACAAACTCGCTCAACTTTGCAAACACTACAAGAACGTGTTAAAAACAGATCCAGAGTTACTCTCGGATCTGTCCGACCTAGGGTGGGACTATACCTGTGGTCGTATGTCCAGATCAGGTATGGAGATATATGACAAGATCATGATCAAGTTAGGTGTACTAGAACCACTGGAACACTGGAACGAGGACGTGTATGAGTGCAACAATTGTACTCACTAGTATGCCAATTTTATTTCTGTCACACCTACTATTGATTGCACTGTTTATGGTGCTATCATGGTATTATACCAAACAAAGCATTATGCAAAGATTAGAACTAATCATGGGTCGCAACATTCCAGACAACGGGAAAGTAACAGACCGTATGATGAATGACTTCATCAAAGAGTACATCATTCCATTTTTTGATTATGGCACTTTCATTGATGGAGAGGGTCTATGGAAAGGCGAACTAGAAGAAACTAAAATCTTTTATCTTGAGTTGCCTGATTCAGAGGTGGACAGTTACAGAGAAATGTTCCAACAGATTGCCATTAAATACAAGCAAGCGTTTAATCAAGATTCTGTTTTGATCTCGCAACTTGACTCAAAAATAGCATTTGTATAACATGAGAATCATTCTATTACTACTAGTCGTATTATGTGGATCTGTCCTAGGATCCACAATTATTTCACACTTCTCAGAGGTGACGGATCAGAGAAACAGCCAACTATGTGCCATTGATGAGTCATACTGTGCCAATTAAATTAGTGTCACAAGGTGGGTTGATTCTTATCTCAATCACGTTTATTATAATAATATAAACAGATTTCCGAACTATGTTTGACAACACACTCAGACCATACTATCAGGGCAGAGTCTTAATGAATGACTCAGCATTGAACGATCCAGCATTAATCGCTGTACTTGATGAAATGGCATTAAGAGATTTCAAAGACAGACCCAGACCAAACGAGGGTACATGGTATATTTCAGATAGGCACTAGACCTATCAGGGCATTGATGGGTTTGGACATCATGTAAGACCCATTCCCTTTACTGGGCATTGTTAAGGCAAGGGTGGGCGACCCCAGTGGAAAATGCCCTTTATGTGTGGAGACCTCTTAACAAGTAAGACCCAAAACCCGTGAGGTGAAGTTCTGCCTTTGTGGAAGCATTACCACAGTTAATGGAGCAACAGACAACACCTCACCCCTCTATGGGTTAGACTGACCCAGACAGTGTACCGACCTGTAACTCGGATGGGCATGGAAATTGCCAAGGGTGACCAGTCATCACCCGACAACCTAACAACACATACTAGTAACTAGTCCCCAAGTCTAAAGACAGATCTGACGGGGACTTTTTTTATGCCAGTGTGCCAATTATATTAGTGTCTACTAGGTGGTTGCATTTTCACCTAGTGCGACTATAATTGTAGTATAGATTTCCAAACACTATGATCACTCAAACTAAATTCAACCTTTCTGACATCAAAGAGACCTACAACGGATGGGCAGATTGGACAACATGGAATGTTGCTCTATGGATCAACAACGACGAGTGCCTACACAGTATCGCTAAAGAATGTGAGACTTACAACGAATTTCTTTATGAGATGCAGTACATGATCGGGTCTATGTTCACACCAGATGGTGCTGATTGGGGTGAAGCGAATCTCACCGAAATGGCAGAACTCATCTCAGAAATTAACTGAGGTGTGTAGTCATGATGCTATCAAAAGATTTTCCCTTGACTCACGACATTACAGGCAAGGACAAAAAGAAACAAGGCAAACAGGTAGGGTCTCAACCGAAGGGGTGGGGTTCTATCTATATCGCAGAGTCCGAGAACTGTGCAGTAAAAGAATTATCAAATGGTGAGTGGACTTGCTTTAAGATCGGTCTAGCAAGTGATGGCGAAGCATCATCATTTAAAATTAAATGCGATCAAGCGACAGGCAACTCAGGCAATTACTCTCAGGTAAGGAACTACCCAGTTACGAATGTAGGCAAGGCAGAAGCAACAGCACACCAAATTTGGAGATTAAAAGGATATAGCACAATCAAAGGAGCTGACCACAATATCCCCGAAGAATTTAAAAAGTTCTTTGATAAGCAAACAGGTGGCACAGAGTGGTTTTGTGTCCCTCGTCAATTCCTACTAGATGAGATGGACAAATGGTATTCCACATATAAAGGCAAATCAAATATAGTGTGGACATGCGACTGGATAGGTCAATCATTACATAATGACCCGATCATATTTAAGTACAATGAAGAGGGGTTGCCAGTAGTTGCAAATTGGCAAGGTCGCACAGGAAGACCTGTTGAGATTGAAGCAATTATATTTGCATGGGACTACCGAGTGATGACAGGATTTGCACCAGCGGGTTGTTGCTCAGCTGCCTAGTTGGGGGGGGGTGAGTGAGGAGTCGTCGTAGTCCCCCATCGTACCGCACGAGTAGACAGTTGAAATAGTGTCCATTTTGTCTTAATATTTGTTGTAACAATCCACCATTTGCATCAGAAACGACTATAATAATAGTATAAACAGATTTCCAAACATCTATGAATTTTTTCTATACAGACGCAAACGATTATCCAAGAACCCAAGAGGGTCTACTAGCAAGATGCTATGACGAAGTAGTCGCCGAAGCGAAAGACACAGGCGACTTCTGTATGTACGGAGAAGAAATGCTTAGGCAGTCCGCACAGTGGAAAATGGAAGACATACTAAGAGAGGTTGCTTAGTATGTCTTTTTTTAAGCACGTATCACTTCACAAATATGATCTAACAGACAAAGGCGTTGCCCAAGCATGTTATGATGAGATGAAGGCAGAGGGTTATGATATAGTCATAACAGAAAAAGAAATGCAAGTCCTAGCGAAGCACAGATGTGAAGAGTTCAAGGACTACATGAGACCACTATTCCACGGAGCAGACGACTAATGCCAGAGAACACATTTATTTACGACACAGTATGGGAGGAGTTCAGAGAAGAACTCCAATACACCTATGATGAGATGTGCGAAGCAATTATGTTTGATGAAGACCGCAGTTTGTTTAATGAACTGATGGATAGAGTCAAGCATTGTACATGGCAAGAAGCACAGCGGTTGGCATGGATGCAAGGCGAAGCACCAGAGTATGAGAGACGAGTTCCAGAGGATTGCCCATTTTGACTATACAAGACGAACTCTTTGATCAAGTTGAAGAACTCAACTGCTCACTACGTGAACTCACAGACTATGAACTAGTAGACTGTAGGCAAGCACTCATTAACAGAACACACATATTAATGGGACTGGTGCTAGATTTGGAACAGGACAGTTAATTATATGTTCCCCCCTTTTTGGGGGTGAGCCGTGCAAAAAACGATAGAGACCCTAACCTACAAAAGTATCCAAACGAGCGATAAATATAATTGCAAAATGAAAAAAATTTTGCTATAATATAGAAAAAATTTTCCTGGTAAAAAATGACTGAAAAACCCGAGCTAGAAGATGACTATGGTAGCAAGGTTGATGTACTTGTGGATAGTATGGGAGAAAAGATAGAACCGCCCATCGCACCTCCTACAGATCAAGATGTTGACGCTATACACAGAGAGATGCTTAACGATCAGAGATATGCTGTCCACATGCATGAGAGACAACTAGAAAGATTAACTACTTTCGTAGAAGAACTTGCAGAACGTCTCATAGCATTGGAGAAACAGGTAATTCCCGTAGATCCGAATGACCCCCTTAAAGATTATCCAGAGGTAAAGAAATGAGAGACCCACGAGAAGAAAACTATTACGATAAAATACTGAATAACTTTGATCAGTTCTGCGATGAGTTTGAATTCGCAGCAGCAAAAAGATTCTCAGGACAAGATGATGACAGCAGACAACCAATTGACAATGCAGAAATTAAACGACAAACTCCAAGAGTTGTCAGAGAGATTAGACACGATGGAGAAGAAAATGAACTCCTTACAGAAGATGCAATTGATGTATCGTCCACCGAAAGCGGACAAGCACGAGAAAATATCTGATACACTTAATAGACTACATAGTGATATTGATAAATTATCTGACGACATAATATCCATCTTACCATAGAGAACAATGGCAAAGAATCCAGTAGCATATACAGGTGCAGCATGCACCACAGGTCATGGTTGTGATGCAGTCACTACAGTATTGGGTGGTAGTCCAGATGTATTCATTGGTGTACCTGATGGTAATGGAAATTCTATTTCTACTCCTGTATTAAGAGCAGGTGATCCTTTAGCAAAACATACTATTGTTGGTCCAGTTCCACCGTGTGTTGACCATCCTAATCAAAAAGTTAACATAGGATCTACAACTGTTCTCGTCAATACGAGAGGAATTGCAAGAGTGGGTGATTCTGTTGACATTGCTGGTGCAATTACGGTAGGTGTTCCAAACGTACTTGCAGGTGGTTGAGTTTTGTGATATAATATGAATAACCGAAATTAATTATGGCATTATATAACAGCACTAACAATATTACAGTAGCACAACCGAAGAAGACTAGACAAGGTAAATCGCAAAATACGAAGCTTAGTGCGACAGCACGTAATGGGCGTAGGAAGAGATATAGAGGTCAGGGTAGATAAAAAGGGCGTGACCTCCGAGCGAAGACTCCGAAATGACTTATCAAGCGTTACCGAAAGAATTACATATAAAGAATAGTCCCATAGCGGGTCAAGGTATCTTCGCTAAAGAAGATATTGATGCTATGATGTATATTGGTGTGTCTCATATTATAATAGATGATATTATATGGAGAACCCCTATAGGAGGGTTTATAAACCATTCTGACGACCCCAATTGTATAAAGTGGTGTATAGATAATATTTACCATATGAAGACGATAAGAGAGATTAAGAAGGGCGAAGAGTTGTTTTTGAAGTATACATTTTATAAAGTAAGTTAAAAGTCGCTAAATATAACTGACTTCGTATATTGTCGGTAAATGGCGACTCAGTTATCCTTTAAGGATCTTAATATAACTTTTAAGAAGCATCCCGTAACTAATGACGTTGTTGTTAGTCGGGATGAATCTGCTATTAAGCAAGCTATCGTTAATTTACTATTGACTAATAAAGGTGAGAGGTTGATGAATCCTAGATATGGATCTGATATAAGAAGTTATTTGTTTGAACCTTTGGATTATGGTACTGCTGCTAGAGTTAGACAAGATATCAATTATTGTGTAACTAATTTTGAACCAAGAATAAGTATTCAAGACCTCAACGTATTTCCAGATTATAATGATAATGGATTTGCTGTTGAAATGACTTACGAAATAAAAGGAACAGACGATCCACCAGTACAAGTAGAATTCTTCCTATCAAGGACGAGATAATGCCATATACCCAATTAAACAACCTAGACTTCGCTGACATCAAAATTGCTCTTAAAGAATATATGAGAGCACAGACGGATTTTACCGATTACGACTTTGAAGGATCCGCAATCAGTCAAATTTTAGATGTACTAGCGTACAATACTTACTATACCGCATTCAATACCAACATGGTAGTGAATGAATTGTTCTTAGACTCCGCAACTCTACGGGACAATGTGGTATCTCTTGCGAAACAACTAGGGTATACTCCTAAATCTATTATAGCACCTAAAGCGTCTGTTAGTATGGCACTGACGTTCAGTGGTACAGCACCTGCGGAAGTGGCAATCAAATCAGGTAGTGGATTTGTTACAAACTATGATGGAAGTCTGTATCGTTATATCTTAAAAGACAGTGTAAAAGTATCTGTTGTGAATAGTGTTGCAACATTTACTGATATACCGATATATGAAGGTTCTCAGATTGTTATTAATGAAGTAGTTAATACTAATGCAAAGAGTCAAAGATTCTTTATTGATAATGCTAATGCTGATATTAGTACACTACAAGTAAGAGTATATGAAGCATCAAACTCATCTTTATTCAAAGATTACAAACAAGCAAACAATATTTTAGATGTTGGTGCTGAGGATGAGGTTTATTTTGTCAATGAGATAGAAGATGAGAAGTATGAGGTATTTTTTGGTGATGGTGTACTTGGTAAGAAACTAGAGAATAATAATTTAGTTCAAATGAGTTACATTGTAACTAATGGAACTACTACTAACGGTGCAAAAACATTTGTATTCAATGGTTTAATGGAAGATGAGAATGGTGCTAATGTAACTCTTCCTTTCTCAATATCATCTATTAATACAACATCAATAGCCTCTGGTGGTGCAGACATTGAAACGATTGATAAGATCAAGTATAACGCTCCTAAGTTCTATGGATCGCAGAACAGAGCAGTTACTGGCAATGACTATAAAGCGATTGTGCGGAATTTATATCCTGCAACTAGCGATGTTATTGTATTTGGTGGTGAGGATCAAGTACCACCTGCATATGGTAAAGTATTTCTTTCTGTCAAACCCACTGAAGCAACTACACTTTCATCATTTACTAAAAATGAGTTAACACAGGAACTTAAGAAGTATACAGTTGCGTCTATTAGACCAGAGTTTGTTGATCCTTCTATTTTATACTTAGAATTAACCAGTAACATATACTACACTGGCACAAAGACACAATTACTACCTACGGAAATAGCAACTAAGGCATCTACTGCAATAGTTGAGTATCTTAAGACATCTCAGACTGAAAAGTTCAATGGTAAGTTTAGATACAGTAAATTTATTGGTGTGATTGACAATTCTGATATTTCTATTAACTCAAATGACACTACTGTCATGATGAGGAAAGACTTTATAGCACAGATTAACTCATCTTCTTATTATGAGATATGTTATCAAAATCCTTTTTATGTTGACTGTAATAATCCTGTAGTATCATCTACAGGATTCACAGTCTTTGAGTTTCCAACCTATACCTCATACCTAGAAGATAGAAATGGAAAAATAGTACTATATAGACTAGATCCTGTAAGTGGTGATAAGATCTTATTGGATGATTCTGTCGGAACTATTGATTATGCAAAAGGTGAGATAGAAATGACTAATTTCACTATACTAAAGGGAAGTTTCTCTGACAATCGCATTGAACTAAGAGTCAAACCCGCAAATAAAGATATTGAAGTTAAACGTGAGATGTATCTAGACGTAGATGTATCAAAAAGTAAATTTGTAGCATATAAAGAAGACTAGGAATGCCTAAGACTGCTAATAGAATCTCATTTTTAATTGATTCTCAACTTCCTGATTTTATAAACGAAGAGTATGAACTGTTTGGGAAGTTCATACAGAAATACTATGAGCAGTTAGAAATACAAGGTCAACCATACGATATTATTAGCAATCTTGATACTTATCGGGATATTGATTTTTATGAACAAAACATACTTAGACAACATGATACTCTTGATGTTGCTATCACTAATTCTAGCGACACAATTGTATTACAAGATGCAACGAGTTTTCCGAAACAAGGTGGATACGTAAAAATTGATGATGAGATAATCTTCTATGAAACTAGAACTGATACTACTTTACAGAATTGTTCTAGAGGTGTGAGTGGTAATACAACATTAGGAGATCTTTATAACAAAAGTACATTTGTTACAACCCAAGCATCCAGTCATACCAATGGATCTAAGGTATTAAATATTAGTAACCTCTTCTTGTATGCATTAATTAAAAGCTTTGAGAGTGAGTATCTACATGACTTTCCTGAAGCATACCTGAACGATGCTGTTGATAAAAGAACATTAATCAAGAATATAAGTTCATTCTATCAGTCAAAAGGAACTGATAAGTCTATTAAATTTTTATTCAAGTGTTTAGTTAAGGATGATCCAGAACCAGAAGTTGCATATCCACGTGACTTTACCCTTAAGAGTTCTGAATCTAACTGGGTTAACAACTATTCTCTAAAAGTTAAGGTATTATCTGGTACAGTAACTGATCTTATTGGTAAAACAATTTCTCAGACAACGCCGTTTGCGTCTGCTGTTGTTGACAATGTACGTTTCAATGGTACATATGATGGAGAGGATCTATATGAGATCATACTCAACGAAGCAAGTGTCAATGGTCAGTTTTCTATTGCTGCAAGAACTAAGTTAACAGAATCTATTCTAGCTACTGATACTGTAGGTGATAGGATTGATGTAGAGTCTACATTAGGATGGAGTAAGAAAGGTGAGTTTACTATTGGTAATGAGACATTTACATTTGAAGATAAAAATGTTAATCAGTTTGTTATAAAGAGTAGAGAGGGGACTACAGTATATCCTGTAGGAACTTCTGTAACCTATGGTGCAAATGTATCTGGATCTAATGTAACATTATTAGTCTATGGTGTCTTATATAATGCGATTAATGAGACAAACACACCATATTCAAATGCAGGTGATATACTTGAGATATCTGAACCTGGTTTTGTAACAAATGATATAAAGATCTTTGATGCACAGAACAATCTTCGCTGGGCGTTGCCTGGTGCTTCTCCACTGATTAGTGACTTAAATACCAATGTATCAGCCATCTATGAGGATGGTGAAGGTTATTACATAGCTTCTTCGGGTTTTCCTTCACATGTAGTGGGCACTGCTGGCCGACCATCTGATACAAAAGATCAGAAGCAATTAAAAATTATTAGAAAAACTCCTATCTCTACAACTGAGACTTATGAAACTAAGTATAGAGATGTAGGTATTGCAACTAATGGAATACCATTTGCAAGTTATAAAGACTCTAGTGTTGTGTTTAATGGTGCTCTTCAAACCATTACTGTTAACACTCGTGGTAATGGATATCTTAATGCTCCATACGTATTAGTTGATGGCGTGTCTGCACAAGCAACATCATCTCTATCTGGTCAAGTAGTAGAATCAATATCAATTACTAATGCAGGTGCATATACATCTGTTCCCACTGTTGAGATATTATCTGGTAGAAATGGAACTGCTACTGCTGTGGTAACAAATGGTGTCATTACTAGTATTACTGTTACCACAGCAGGTGAGTATTATTCTACTCCTCCTGAAGTTAGAATCACAGATAATTCAGGAAAGGGTAGATTTGCAGATTATGTGGCTGATATATCAAGCACTGGTACTATAACTGGATTTACAAAAATCAATGGTGGAGATTTCTATACACAAGAAAATGTTGTAGTTGATTTAATTCCTGTTGGTTCTGGTGCAACTGCAACTGCAACTATTAGAGAATGGAGAAAAGACAAGTATTTTATAAACAAAACTAATCTAGACTCTGAGAATGGATATTGGTTCCAAAACTACGATTCTGCTAAAGGACATGGATATGCTTACTATGCATCTCCTACTACACTGAGAGTAAATGATACAGGAGCATCCCATTCTCCTATTCTAGGGTTTGCATATGATGGCAACCCTATATATGGTGCGTATGGTTATCTTAACCCACTAGATGCTTCTAGTGCTATTGCACAGATGAGTCCTAGTTACTTTAGGAACTCCACTAGAGTAGGACCTGATACAACAACATATCCTTTAGGAACATTTATTGACGATTATACGTTTACTGATGGTTCTGGATCATTAGATAAGAACAATGGTAGGTTTTGTGTTACACCTGAATATCCTGAAGGGACTTATGCATACTTTATTACAGTTGATGGTAATGGTGACCCATTGTTCCCGTATATTGTAGGTAAATGTTATTATTCTCTACCTTTAGATTCTAACTATAACTCTGCAATGACTCAAGATGATCTACCAGTCG